TGTCGTGTTTGTTGTGGTAGTCGATGTGCTTGTTACAACATCACCTGAAGCCGATAGTTGATTGGCTCCTAGTGCTGATATAATTGAAACATCATTAACGGTGGCCCCACTAATAAAAATCTCGTCTGCCGCTGAATCTATCTGAAACAAAGACCCAAAACTCTGTCCTGACTGGTTTGGCACAATAACTGCTGTAAGCAAATCCGGTGCTAATGCGTTGTGTATAAAAGCGGCTAGTTCTGTAAAATAAAAAGTATCTCCAAAATCCCAGTTGTCTAATGCAAAAAATTGATTAATTGCGGCAATCACTCTTGTTTTAATTACTGCGTCTGTTACATTTGTTTTTAAATTTTTTACAACTTTAAATGTTGCTTGTAACTGTTCTTCTGCATTTGGTCCAAACAATATTTTGTATTTTACCGGATGATAAATTATTTGATCTGCTAATGATTTCAATGGATTAAGTGTCCCGGAATAATTTATTCTCATTTGATTCGATGTTGAAGGTAGTGGAAGAGATCCACCATCTTGTAACCATATTCTGTAGAGATTATCATATGTTCTTTCTAACATATACACATCAATAATGTTGGATACACTTGGATCTATTCTGGTTTCTTGTCCTGCATTATGTTTGTACTGGAAACTTATAGAACCTCTGCCTCTTCTTGCTATGTAATCTGTTGTTGTAGACAATGTGTTTGTTGTTGAATCATATTTTTTAATAATATCTTCTGATAAATCATAAAAATAAAACAACTGTCCGTCTGTATATGTTGCTGAATTTAAAGTAATATCTGCTTCGTTCTTTGATACAATAAAGTTTGTTGATGCATACGGTCTAAATCTTGATATGTTGTTGTATGATATGTATTTTTCTTGGAACACAAATTTTGTTGTAATACTTGTGTCAGGTTCCACAATAATATCAAATAGTTCTGGATTATCTACCACACCGTCATCATCATTATCAAAAAATCCAACTTTAACTTTTCTGTTGTCTTGGAAGCCGTCTGCTTCGGTTACTGTATCAACAACTTGCCAATTAATTGGATAACCAACAGAATTACCTGTTGAATTTATAGCATTTGTTTTTAGTATTTTTAATGTGTCTTTAACACTAGTGCCTAATTTGTAATCATAAATTTTTTCCTGTGCATCAAAATGAAATTTATTTTGAGATACTGATTCAAATATGTATTCTAATTTTCTGTATGTAACTGTGTATGTGTTTCCATCATTTGTAAACTTAAACCACCAACTAGCATCTGCATTTGTGCCTGCTGTTGAACTTTGATTTGTTAAACTAAACACATTACTTGCACTTAAATTTGTTGAAGTAATTACTTTCCACGTTTCTGTGTTCCAATCATATGTTAATCCAAATTCTTCGTACGCATTTATCCTGTCGATAATATTTGTTTCTAATGTTTTTGAAAATGATGTTGTAAAGTTTGGAATTAAAGCACTTGTTACAGAGCCATCTGGTAGTATATTGTTTAATGTCACCGGGCCTATGCCAGATTCTAAGTTTCCTACTCCGTTGTTGGCACCATCTCCTGCTACTGCACCAATTTTTGCCCATGATCTATCTTCAGCATTATCTGTTGTTGATGTTACTAATGTGCCATTTAAAAATTTTCTAGTATCAGGAGATGTAAATTTAATTAATGCTCCTGGTTTAGCATATTTCAAATTTGAAGTTGCAAAATCACCCAGTACTAATGGTCCACCAGCTTTGAGGTAGCCAGTATTGGTGTTTGTTGATGTTGTGGTCGAATTCCAAGTTGCTGACAGTGTGCTTAAATCTTTTGTTCCATATTTTAAATAGTAAAACTGTCTTGCATACGGAGTTTTTAATTTTGCTTCAACTTTCGTATCGAGCGTAGATTGTATGTCACTGCTGTTATTGAATGTAAATGTAAATTTTTGTGTTGATTCTTCTCTGTATAATATTCCGTCTTCAGCAAACACACTTACATTTGAATAAGCGCCTGTTGGATCTAATACTTCTTTTGCTCTAGAAATACCTGAAGCAGACCTATTAACTGATTTTACTTTAACAATTTCTTGTGATGCTGAAAGAGGTACTACTTGATAGTCTTCAGCAGTAATCATTCTGTTTTGTGAATAATAAACTTGTCCTGCTTTGGATTTGATTGAACTGTTTGTTTCAGATGATGCCGCATTGTATACTGCCGCTTGTAAACTTAAAGTTATTGACAATGTTTGTTGAGATCCATTAGAATCAATATATGGAACCGAAACAACTACATTTTGCATGTCATTGGGTTGAATAGCAAACTTGGTATTGTCGCTTGATCTATAATATGCTTTAAAAGAACCTAAAGGAAGATTAGAAAAATTTCCGTCTCCAAAAACTAAATCAACTGTGTCGTTAGCTTTTGTCACAACATTATAAATGTCTCTCTCTGATTTTGCTAATGAATTATAAATTGCATTATTACCTGATAAGGATGGAACCTTTGTCCATTTTTTTGATACTTGTCCGAATTGATCCAATTGATATAACCAAACATCAGTGTTGTTTATATTCGGAGTATCTAGTGAATAAATGTAATTTGTGATTGCTGAATCTATTGTAAATGTAGTTTGTTCCATAGTTCCTTGTTTGAAAAGAAAGAAAAACCCAGTGTTGTTGGAACTGTCTCCGGATCCATCGCTTCTGTATGTGTATGTTAATCCTGTACCTTCTATAGGATTTGATTCGTAAATTGATTCTGACTCTTCAATTGTTGACGGTACTATTTCAAATGCTCTGCTTACTCCACCAACATTTTTACTAAAATTAAACATCGGCAAGTCTGCTTGATTTGTACTCAAAGTATAAACCTCTGTGTTGATACCACCTACTTTTTTTGACTCTCTCGGACTTCCAAATAACTGTCCTGTTTGATTGGCCGCATTTAGGATTGCGGTAAATTGTTCTCTGTAATTTGAATTAGCAGAGTCATTCCAAATAATTGTATTGTTAGCAAGATTACTTCCTGACGAGTCTAACACATCTTGTGTTGTGGAAAGTGAACTTACTTTCAATAACCCGGTTGCTGGCAAATTTCTTCTTGCATTATAATTGATTAGTCTTGCTAATCTTAATATAGAATTTCTTCTTTCTGCTGTTTCTAAAAAGTTTTCTCTGGCGTTTAAATCAACCCTGAATGATAGTGCCTGTGCTATGTAGGCAATTAAATCCAAAAGTGCCACATACTCAGAACTTTCAACAAAGTCGTTGAAATCATCAGGGTAATTTTCCTTTAGATAATTGACCATTGTTCTACGAAGTGTTTCAAAATCGTAGGATTTGAAGTCTGCTTGTTGAAAGGATTGATAGATCTTTCTCCAATCTTCCGCAACTAATAATCTGTTTTGTCTATCTGTAGTGGCCATAATACTTTAATAATGATATTTATAGTATTAATTATGTGCGTACTTTAAGATAGGCGTAACAATGAGTTCTCATCGAAGTTGAACGATAGTTTTTCAGTGATGTTTAGCGGAACATACGTGATCGACGCTTCTATGGCTATTCCTTTGTCTGCTTCTCTCACTATTATATTACTTGTGGATAGTCGTGGATCAGCATTTAAATTAGCAGTTACATCTTCAATAATTGCATCTTTTAGTGCTTCTGTGAAAGGTTCAAAGATAGCATCGTAAATTATTGTGCCAAACTCTGGATTTTCCACACGTTCTCCTTTACGCACTGATAATCTATTAATAAGATCCTGCTTGGCCACTTCAAAATCATATAATTTAAAACTTTGCTTTTCTGCTCGAGATGAAAAGCCTTTAAAAACAATCTCTCCTGACTGTGTGTTATTTGATGAGTTTGAATCGTATGCCATTTTAAATATTTACCTATTGTGAATCTTCGTCATCACCAACACCATAGGTCTCGTTGAATACTTTTGTTCGTTCCTCCGAAGGTAGATTTGCATATTCGTCTTGACGTTTTTTGAGATCTTTATAAAATTCAGCTTTTTTCTCAGACAGATTGCCGCCAAACTTTCCGTGTTCTTTCCAAGTTTCTATTTCATATTTCTCAATCAATTCATCACGTCTGGCCCATGATTCTAAATCGCCTCCTGGCTCAGCTATTAGTTTCTCAAGTTCTTGCCATTCATTATCGAAAGCACCACTGCCGCCGCTGAAGTATGGATCTTTAGTTTGGCCGCCTGTCCATGTGTTTGGCCTATAACCTCTAGCAAATGGTTCATGTGTTACAAAAGCAGATTGAGTACCATCAGGCATTGCCGATTTCTGTCTTTCTCTCAGCCCTTTGAAATATTTTTCTTTCATCTCTTTCATGTTTCCTATACCGTTCTTCTTATCCATAAACGGAGTTACTACACCCAACTCTGCCATTAAAGTCGGTACTCGTATAGTTCCTAATTGATGTTGGATAAATTCACCATCGGAGCTTCGTCCGTCACCATTTTTTCCTATTAAGGTCTCAAGCTCTTCCCATGCATTGTCAAAATATCTTTTGTTAGTATCATTGTTTTGTGTCCTTGCATAATTTTCATTTTGATCCGTAAGATTTGGTTGAAAGTATGTTGGATCAACATCTGCAAGTTCTCCGGAGAATTTTCCTCGGCCGATGCTAGTATCACGCACTGTGGTGTAGTTGTATGCTTTTGTAGGTTTGCCTTCAATTAATGGTTGGTCCGTATCTATATCAATTTCGCCTTCCTTGACAATAATTTTTATCTTGTCATGATCAGGTTTCATCCATGATGGTCCCCATGTTGCACGTGCAGGCACAGAGTTGAAATGCACCTGCATTCCTGCAAGATCAATTCTTCCTTTTGCTCCGTGAAGTTGCGTCCCATCAGTGTATGATGTTATACCGTCTTTAGCATAGTGCCTCACACTACCTTTGTGAGATGCACTTAATATGCCAGATTCGCCCATAGCATATATGTATTTTTCTGCATTCAATACAACATCTTCTTCTGCTGTAAATTTAATTTTTTCTGCGGCATGAAATTGTATGTTCTTATCAGAGTGTAGATTAAAGTCTCCGGTTGATCTTAGATTTATTCCGCCGTCGGCATAAATGCTTATGGTTCCAAAACTGTCCATTTCTATGAAGGCCTTACCTGAACCGTTTGCCAGGTACACTACACCCTCTGTGTCGTGCATCAACAGTTGGTGTCCTGACGCTGTCCTAATTCTTGTAAGTCTATTTTCGCCTTCTTCATCACCGTCATCCATTACGAAACTGTGTCCTAAAGTTCTGTCAACTTGCAAAGGTGTTTGGTTAACACCAATGTTTAATTCTCTAGAATTTTCACTGATTGGTCCTGGCGTGTTCCAACCAAAAACCTGACTGGGTGTTTCTCTTCTTGCACTTGATGTGGTTGTTCCCCTAATATCGTCGTCGAGTAATCCTTCTCGTTCTAGTTGATCTGCTAGTTCAGTATTAACAGGATACTTCCATTTTTCCATTGTAAGGTTTGTTTCACCTTCGCTATATCTTTTTTTATTTTTTTCCTGTACAGGCAAGTCGTAGGTGCCATAATTCTTAAAGTTGGATCCTCCTCCCCTTCTCCTTTCTTCCTCGCTATAATTGTTTGAATTTTTAATGTAGTTGCGAGATGCTCCGTTTCCAGGTACCATCTGATTAGTTAATGGCTCTTGAATGCAACCTAACCAAAATGCATTTTTTTGTCCTTTTTCGCCCTTGGCAAATATGACCAACACGTTGGTGTCTACATCTGGTGGAATTGCCCACATACCATATGATCGTTGTTGTGGTCCTTCTGCCGGATCTTTTGTGTTTGCTTTGAAAGGTTTAGCACCATAAAAAGGCGACAAGTATTGGCACCATATTATCTGTGATGCATTTATGTCATGACCATCGGTCCTAGATAGTTCAGGAATTACCACTCCTAGTCTACCCATCTTGAGTGGATCCACTGTATTTTTTACAACTGCTATGTATGGGCCTGAATCATTGGAACTACCTTTTTCCGAAAAGTGTTTAAGGTTGTCCTGTGTGTCTGAAAAGCCTCCGCCTATTTTATAACTCATACTTTAATTTATCCTTGCCTACGGCATGTAGTCGTCATCACGATTTTTGGTTTCCTCCTGCAATTTTTTAACTTTGTCCACGACTTTTTTCTGAAGTTTTGTTACTGCCTCTCCAATACTAAATTTATCCGAATAATCACTCATTTTGTTCCATCTATCTTTATTCTTTTCGCCACCTAATGTTTTTGTAGGTTTGGTATTTTCTTCTTTATAATCTTTGGAAATTTGTTGTTCTATGGCCGCCGCGGCATTTCCTTGTTGTTGCTGATTCAATCTAACACAATGTAATGTTTGCAAAAATTGACCGTCACTGAATTTTGAATCAACTTTAACAACCTGATATATTCCAGCAAATTGATTCGTAGTAATTTTACCTGATGCGTAATGATATTCATAAGCACCAGTGTAGGTATCATCCAAATCATCGGGTGGTCTGTTAAATTTTACCTGGATTAAAGGTTGAAAGTTTTCGGAGTTAAAACTTCCATACTTTTTGCTTATTACCCCAGAACCAAGTCCGTCTGCTCTTTTAGATCTGTCCTTGTGTATGGTGATAAATTGGTCCTGACAAATAAATGCAGGATCTCCGAGTATTTCTAATTCTATTCTGATCATATCCACTTCAGGGTTGGTAATATAATCATAAAACTGCTGTGATTTGTTTGAACCTGAGTTCATTGTATTTTTACCCTTTTGATTGGTTGGTTCTATCCGTATATCAGAACTATCAGAACCAAAAACCTTAACGAGATTTTCTTGGAACTCTTCGTATTTTCCTTTGGATTTATGCTCATCGTTGAACGGCCTCACATTTCTCAAATAGTAAGCGGTTTTATAATTGATGCGAAAATTTTGAATATCGACATTCTCTCCGGTGTAGATAAAATTGTATTGTTTTCTAACCCATTTGGACCAATCCATGAATCCTAAACTGACCCCTGGTGGGAAAAATTTTAGGCAGTGTAATTTTTTTGGTATCGCTTTGAACACTACCTTTTTTGGACTTACTTTTCTAATCGAATCTATTAAACGTGGATTTGGAGTTTCCACCATTACTTTGATTTCGAACCAAGGTATCCATTGATTATCTTTTGCTTTGTCCCTAAATTGGCTACTGCTGTAAAACTTCATTAGGTCATCATATGAAGTCTCGTTTGTGCCGGTCTCTGGTCCTGTCCTAGTTTGAACAGGTGATACTGCACTACTTGTCATTTGCATGTGCCAGTACTGCCAAAACGTATCTGCAATAGCAGAGTACCCTTCGCCTGTTCTAATAGCATCTTCAAAATATTTTACTAAACTTGTTTGTCCGTCTACCTGTGCTTCTGCTAATTTTATTTTAGGTGCTGTATCAATTTTAGTTTTTTCTCCAGCAATATAATTGTTCCAAAATTTCTGAAAAAGACTTGCGTTAGACTCTGCTGTAATTGTTTGTAAAGTTTTGGCATATTTTGCTCTCTTAGATACTTCTTCAGATACAACAAATTCATACGTGTCTTTGTACTGCCTCACACCTTCGTCTATTTCTTTTTGTTGATCTGCATCTAGTTGTTCAACTATTTCTTTGATCCACTCACCAACACTGTTTACACTGGTAGTTAATTGTGTACGAGGAAATTTAAATCTATCATCATGGGCCAAATCACCAAACGGTACTGCAATCACTTGATATTTCGCTCCTGCTTGATCTAGATCGAACTCAACCCTTACAATTAGTATAGGAATTTTTCTAACATAGTTTTTGTCTTCGCTGGTGATTTGTTTTCCGTTTTCATCTGTACCTTTAAATTCTATGGTTAAAAGTAATGGTGCGTCCATGAAGTCCATGTACCCGTTTATAAATGTTGCCGCTTTTACTTTTTCAATTAAAGATACACTAAACGGCTCAACCAACTCAAAATTCATTTTTGTAATATTTGATAATCCTCTGTCTGAATTTGGGCCTACCGTGCTTAACATATTAAAGTTTTCAAAAAATAAATCTAATCCTTGGGATAGTATGTTTACAGATGCTTTTGGATCATATGCCTCATTGAATGTTTTATTAATTTTAAATTTTCTAGCTTCTTGTGAGGAATAAAATTCTTCTTCTGCTCTTATCCTGTCTTGTGCGGCTTTGTATTTGCCTTCACTGATCATTGGATCACCTATTCCTCCAGATCGTGCAATAATATCATGCACTGGATTGTATAGGTATCCATGGCTTTTTAATTCTTCTTCAGAAATACCACTTAATGTAAAAATTGTGTTATACGTGGCAAATTTGTGCAGTACATTTTCTTGTAAGCCAACTTCATCGTCTACTGCTGTTTCTTTTTCTGGTACAACGCCAAAATTTGATTCATCTAACCCTTCATAATCATTTAAATTTGTTCCACCAAAATTATTAACACCTTCATAATCATTTAGATTAACTTGGCCAATCACTCCATCATAATCATTATTGTTGAGCTGGTCTATTTTTCTACGTTTAGGAACATCATGAATATTTGTCGTAACATAATTTTTGACTTTCTTTGATGATCTTTTTGTTTCGTTGACTTTTCTTTGATAATAATCGTTTCCGGCCATTTTATACTCCTAAATCTTTAGAAATATTGTCCGCCTTCGGTAATTGAATGGTGACCCCTGGCTTGAAGTCATATATTGGATCTTCTATTTGATCTGGGTTTCTCTGAGCGAACACCCACCAAAGCCTCGGTGTTCCATAAAGGTCATATGATAGTAAATCTGGTCTGTATGCGTATGTTCTTTCTATAGTGTATGTTTGATCATCAAGCTCAGATGTAATTGTTCTCGGCACTAACGGCTCCAAACTAATCGAATTTTGAGGAGTAGCATGATAAGGTGATGTGGATGAATATTCAGCCATTATACTAATCCTATTCCTCTTTCTTTGTCTAATGTTCCGTCAGCAAATTTTTTCAATGAAAAGTTTTTGACTGTGTCTCTGCTGTATGCCGGAGTTACCATACAAGAAACTGTTGATATTGTTGGTGCCCAAGATGAGTCTTCTATTGTGTTTTCATCTATTACATAGTTGTCAAATTTGTCTACGCCTACTGCTCCACCAAATCCTTCTTTTTGGTTTGTAGAAATATAATCTATTCCCGGTCTTAGTTCAACACTAAACTGATTTATTACTACCGGAACTTTATCATACACATGATCTCCATAACCTGATAAATGCAAAATAGGCGGTGGATTACCTTTCATCAGTTCGTTTGTTTTTCCAAAAGACATTTTGGTCATTGTTCTTAAAAATTTTACTACGGCTATCCAGTGTCTTGCGTCCTCAGAATTTTGCACAGGGAATTCTCCTACAATACTAATAGTGTCCACTTGTGAATTTTGATATGCTTGAAACGGGTAGTTGCTGTGTGTTTGTGCAAGTGCATTATAACTTGCTGAATTCTGTACAATAACTGCCGGTGTTACTGGCCAAAATACTCCGTTGGATTTTTGTAAAGGTTCCATTAGATCGTTGTCATCCAACAAGATATATTTAAAAGGTGACTCTGTTGGTAAAGTTAATCTTACTCGCCAATCTTGTGCTCCGGCTCTACCTGACCATTTTGCTTTGGCTGATTGTATACGACTGTTATCGCCCAATCCAGCACCTGTTAATCGTGCCCAGGTTTTGCTAAAAAACCCCGATCCTACTTTTTTAATGGCTCCTCCTAAAGACGGTCTTTTTGGTATATTCATAACGTACTAAATGGTTGCTTTCCTTTTCATAATTTTGTATACTATAAAGTATATTTATAGGCACAATAATAGGCGCATTTAATTACCCATACGGCACGATATCAACAGACCTGTTTGTGGTCACTTTTACACTAACAATATTGGAGAAACATGAAAAGAGTAAAGTACCTAAACAACAGAGATTTGTTGGCACAAATCCATGCCAGCAAGAATACATATTGTTCATATGTGGGCGATGAGGATTCGCAGTTTGATCTAATAGTGCCTAGTTTAAAGAAATTAAATGCCAGTGCGGTTGCACAGGCTAGAAAAGCCAAAGCAAAAAGATTAACACAATTAGCATGGGAACAAGCAAAAGAATCAGGACTTAAAAAAATTAAACTTTCAGACTATACACTGTCACCTAGAAAAATTGAAAAAACTGATCTTGTGTTTAGAGTGATGATGTTTGATCATATACCGTTGGATGACGAAAGAAAAAAGAATAAAAAAACAGTAGCTGATCATCATACCAAAATAAACTTTCCACCGTTCCAACATTATAGACTAGACAAAAAAGGCAATCCTCAATGTGTGGGGAAATCACACTGGGTAGGTGGAATGGACAACGGAAACTTTTCTTGTGATCACGGAAAAATTACAAACAGTTTAGCAATGATGTTTATGAAACTGTGTGAAAGATACGGAACAAGATCCAACTGGAGAGGTTACACCTACAATGATGAGATGCAATCACAAGCATTAATGCAACTGTCACAGATTGGTTTGCAGTTCGATGAATCAAAATCAGAGAATCCGTTTGCCTACTACACAGCGGCCATAACAAATTCATTCACAAGAATATTAAACATCGAAAAGAAAAATCAAGCAATCAGAGACGACTTGTTGGAAGTTAATAACATGATGCCTTCGTTTACTAGACAAAACGAAAATGATGCTAATTCTCCCGCATACAAAAAGAGAATGAAGACTGTGCATGGTGATGTTATGCAGGTTAATAAGACTGGTATTGCAAAATTAAACAAAGTGTTAAAGAAAAAAGGCAAGATTGAAACAGAAGATTTTGAAACTGTTAATTCTAGGAAAGTTGACATGACTAATCACAAACCAATTGTAAAGAAGAGATGGTAGCATAGTGGCATTTTTTAAAAAAGTTGCTTGTTTTACAGACATACACTTCGGCATGAAGGGTAATTCTAGAATACACAACGATGATTGTGAAGATTTTGTAAAATGGTTTATAGAGCAAGCCAAAGCAGAAGGATGTGAAACTTGCATTTTCCTAGGCGACTGGCACCATCACAGATCCTCAACCAATGTATCCACCATGAACTATACAGTATCCAATATGGAACGACTAGGAGCGGCATTTGAAAAGGTTTATGTTATCATGGGCAATCACGATTTGTTTTACAGAGAAAAAAGAGAAATAAATTCAATGGAATTCATAAGAAACATTCCAAACATACATCTTGTTAACGAATGGATAGTAGAGGATGACGTTGCACTGATACCATGGATCGTGGGAGATGAATATAAGAAGATTGAAAAAATGAAACAACAGTATGTGTTTGGACACTTCGAACTGCCATACTTTAAAATGAATGCCATGGTCGAAATGCCAGATGTGGGCGGAATACAGACAGATCATTTTACAGGCTGTGGACAGGTGTTCTCCGGACACTTCCATAAAAGACAACAAATGAAAAATGTAACTTATATGGGTAATGCATTTCCACACAATTACGCAGATGCATGGGACGATGATCGAGGCATGATGATTATAGAAATGGGTGGCAAACCTAAGTACATTAATTGGCCTGATATGCCAAGATATATTACAATAAAAATAAGTGACCTATTAGCAGATCCTGACAAATACTTGAAACCAAAAATGTATGTGAGAGTTACTTTAGATATAAAAATTTCATATGAAGAAGCAAACTTTGTCAGAGAAACTTTTATAGACAAATACGAATTAAGAGAACTACAACTAATACCAGAACAAATTGATCAAGCACAGCAACCACTGGTCGAAGTACAAAAGTTTGACAGTGTGGATCAAATTGTTATTAAACAGTTGCAAGGTGTTGATTCAGAAACATATGACAAGAATATACTAACAGCGATTTACAACGATTTAGATGTTAACAATTAAAGAACTAACAGTTAAAAACTTCATGAGTGTGGGCAATCAGGCTCAAGCAATAAATTTCTCAAATAAAAGTTTAGTGCTTGTGATTGGTGAGAACATGGATCTAGGTGGTGATGATGCAGGTGCTAGAAACGGTACAGGTAAGACCACAATTATTAATGCACTATCATATGTGTTCTTTGGTGAAGCACTAACAAACATTAGAAGAGATAACCTTGTTAACAAAACTAACGAAAAGGGAATGTTGGTTAGTGTTAAGTTTATAAAGAACAATATTGAGTACACAATCGAACGAGGAAGAAAACCACAAATATTTAAATTTTATGCAAACGACATTGAGCAAAACTTAGAATCAAATGAAGCACAGGGCGAAAACAGAGAAACACAGTTAGAAATAAACAGACTAATGGGCATGACCCATGCTATGTTTAAAAATATAATTGCCCTGAACACGTATACACAACCGTTTTTATCAACCAAACAAGCAGAACAAAGAGAAATTATAGAACAGCTACTTGGTATAACACTGCTATCAGCTAAAGCAGATTTACTCAAAGAGAAACAAAAAGCAACCAAACAAATACTAACAGAAGAAAAAATGATGTTGGATACAAGAGTTGCATCCAATGAAAAAATTAAAGAATCAATTGAAAGTTTAAAAATAAGAAGCAGTGCATGGCAAACACAAAAAGAGGAAGACTCAAAAAGTTTTGCAGAAGCAATAGCAGAACTGGAAAAAGTAGATATCAAAAAAGAACTAGACGCACACAAACGTCTGCAGAAACACAACGAAAACTATATTAAGTTATTAAGTCTACAAAAAGAAAAAGCATATCACGAAGACTCGTACACAAAATCCAAAAGCACAGTGGAAAAAACTGAGGGCGACTTAGAATATGCGGCACAACAAAAATGTCCAACTTGTGAACAAGAATTATTAGACGACAAGCACACACATCTTGTGGACAAACTCAAAGCAACACTGACCGAAGGTAAAGCAGATGTTGAAAAATTAGAAAGTGATCTTGCAAAAATACAACACGACATAGACGAAATAGGTGATTTAGGCAATACCCCAGACACATATTATGACTCCATGGACGAAGCATACAATCATAAAGGATCATTAAAAGATCTAAAAAGACAGCTAGAACAAAATGAAGCAAAACATGATCCTTATGCAGAACAAGTAGAAGAACTTAAAAAAACTGCAATACAAGAAGTTAGTTTTGACAAAGCCAACGAAATGGAAGATTTACATCGACACCAAGAGTTTTTATACAAACTGCTAACAGCAAAAGATTCGTTTATAAGAACAAGGATTATAGAGCAAAACTTAACCTATTTGAATCAAAGACTAGCACACTTCTTGGGCAAAGTAAAACTTCCGCACTCGGTAACTTTCCAATCAGACTTATCAGTAAGAATAGAAGAGCTAGGCAGAGAACTAGACTTTGACAATTTAAGTAGAGGTGAAAGAAACAGACTAATTTTAAGTTTAAGTTGGGCATTCAGAGATGTTTGGGAGAGCCTATATCAACAGATTAATTTGTTGTTTATAGATGAGCTTGTAGATGCTGGTATGGATATATCCGGTGTTGAAAGTTCTATGGCTGTGCTTAAAGACATGAGTAGAACACAACAAAAAAATATATTTTTAATCTCACACAAAGATGAATTAGTAAGCAGAGTAAATTCTGTATTAAAAGTTGTTAAAGAAAATGGCTTTACAAACTATGCCAACGATGTTGAGATGATAGTATAATGAAAATATTAATAACAGGCGGCAACGGGTTTTTAGCAAATAGTTTAAAGCAGTATATCGATGGCGATTATTATGGCAAGGATATGCTAGATGTAACAGATAGAAACTGCATACGTAATCTGCCAACATACGACGTACTAATACACACAGCAACAGGCAATATTGATGTTAACAACAACCTGCCTTTACTTTTTTCCAAAGCAACAAAAATATTTGCGTTCACTAGCAAACAAGGCACATTTATAAATTGGCAAAAATCTGGTCCATTAAATTATGGCTTAGAAAAACTAACTTTAAATTTTCTTGCATATAGACACAACATAGAAAATCACACTGTCCAAGTGTTTGAGCCAGGTCATATGGAAACACAAGAGCAGTACAATAATATTGCTAAAAAATTTAGTGATGTTTATTTGGATTGGAAGTTTGAAAAAAATATGATCTATGATCTATCGTCTGATAGATATATTGCTTACTGATATCTAACGTACAAACTAGTTCTACCGTCTTTTTCTATTTCTTCTACACCGTGATAACTGTAAACATTATTATACAAAGCATATCCATAGTTTGTCTTGAAGGGAAAAGTATACAATAACTCTCCTTGAGAATTATACAACGATGTTCCTTCATTATCATCGCTGAGATATACTTGTATGTGCAATTTAATTCTTGAATCATCAACATGCGGAACTAACTTATAGCCTTTGCCATCTATCCAAACATCTGCAGATTCAAATTTTAGTTTAGTGTTAAACTTTTTTTCAAGTGCTTGAGTTATACTAGAGTTCATAAAAAACACTGTAAGTTTTTTCATATCAATATCATGTTTGGAGAGTTTTACTCTATTCAAATGAGTTTGATTTTCTAATTTTTCAAAATTTTCTTTCTTGTCAAAATCAAAATCAAAGGTATTACCAAAGAAATTAGGATACTTTTGGTAAAGTATTCCGTGATTAATTTCCAAAGGTGCTTTTTCAATTGACAAAACCACTTCGTTCGTGCTTAAATGTAGCATATGTTAATTAATTATATCGTACGACAATAACAAGGAGAAAAAACATATGTCACAAACACACGAAAGTATCATGAGTGAGATTCAAGCATACTCTGAAGAGAACGGAAAGTTCACAGAGAAAGGTGTAAAAGCTTCTGCGACTAGAGCCAGAAAAGCACTTGCTAATCTTTCAAAATTGATCAAAGCAAGAAGAAAAGAAATTCAAGAGGCGAAAAACGCGGCTAAAGTTGCGGCGGCATAATATTGCCAATTGGATCCAATTTAATAACCCTCTGCTATTTTAGTGGAGGGTTTTTTTATGACTTGAGGATTCCTTTACCGTGTACTCTCACACGGATATGACCATTGTAATAATCGTTTGATTCTAAAACCTTACGTGAGAATTGTTCACGTGCTTCTACATAGGATAGTTCTGCTTTGGACTTGCAGTAGAACAGTATTTCTCTTGTGAATTTATCTTTACCAATTTTGTTAACGTCAATTGTTAAATCGTCGCTTGAACCATAATAATCTTGCCAGTCAGAATCTACTTTGTATCTACGCTTGTTCTTTCTGCCTTTGAGTGGCGGACGACTTCTCTTGAATCTAGCAAGTTTCTTGCCTATGTACATCCTACCGTTGGTTGTATTTGTTATGAGATAAACAAATCCCACAACATCTTCCGGCATATTGGTAATTTCATTTCCTTGGTATGTCCAATGCATAACGGTATTTAAAGCCAAAAAGATTGACCAACATTTTTATCTGTGTTATATAGTAGTTGAAGGGCAACCGTATCCTTCCACCAGGCAAACAAATTTCCCAATAGGCAAACATAGCATCGCAACCAGTGAGCAAGGAAATGCGGCTAACAAGCGACAGGTGAATCCTTAGATGCAAACAGCAAAAAATGATGAGGCTCTGAGAAACAGCAACCTCAAGTTTACTGTAGATTATCATACAAAGATACAGTAGGCTCGCGTTGGATAGTATAAGTTAACGGGTACAGCACAACCGCCCGGCGATAGCAACGATGTATGGTGACTGCGAACTCAGTACACGGGTTAAAGTCGATACTGCTAGAAATAGCAGTATTGTGACTGCTCATCTAGTACAGCAGGACGCACAGTGCGTAAATGCGTAAATTACTCTTTTCAGCGTAAATTAAAAAAGGAAACGAGCGTAAGCGAAGTTTCAGATGACGTAAGTCATCTCACAACATGAATTAAGTAATTGTATGGAACTACTCTTCGATCACACTTTTGGCAAACAAGAACATCAGGATCTAGTTGTGTGCAAACCCATGGCTATTGTGGATGAGGACGAAGAATCGGAAGCCATTGACAAAGGTTGGTTGGCACTTGATCATCCCATAAGCAATCACCGTGAAGTATTCTACCAATCACGTAGCACAAGAATCGACATAGATAAATTTCGACCGCGATATAAATCGCACGCCTTCGAAGGACAGGAAGTGGAAGTTAAAGTGATCGACGCCAGTGAAATGGTTAAACTGTTGGGACTACCGCACATCTACAAACAATACATGGAGAGAAAAAAATTTACGCAGGACTACGATCCGTTTGCACACTATCACAAACGTGATCAATTCATGCTGTTCTATTCAGGCACAGCAGACAACATACTGGGATTTACCAAACAGAAAAAATACAGATACCAAGAGGACAACTATTCCACAATAGACTCATATGACTCGCAGGATCTTGCAGGACTGGAAAGTGTTATTCATGCCAACACAGTTCCCATATCAGACATCACATTGGATTTAGAAATTCAGTGGGCCAGCA